AGCAGGCAGTCGCTGTGCTGGGCCGCCGTGGCTTCTAACGCGTTGTCAGTGCTTCGCCAGCGTTGCAGGTAGCTGGCACCGCCGTACACGCTTGCTGCCAGCTTCAGGGCCGTGGTCTTGCCGCTTGAACTGTCGCCACGGTAATGAAAGCCCCCGGACTCCATGCCCGCCGGTCGCAACAGCGGCCCGGCAAAAGCGCAGGCCACGGCAAACGCCATGCGTGAATTGCCTACGCACAAAGCCCCCACACGGTCACGCCATTGCTCAGGCGTACCCTTGGTGCGGAATGTGTTTTCAACTGCGTTATCAGACTGAAAAACGATGCGCTCGGCATCATCCCCAATGGTTTCACGGGGCAACACAAAGGCGGTGCCGTGCCAGCCTACGCGGTCGGTGCAACTGGCGAATTCTTCAGGGGCGCGGGTTTGGATGTACTGGGTTAGCAGGTTGCGGGCGCGGGGTGTGGTGGAGATACGCAGGCCCATATTCAACAGCGTAGAGCGGTATTCACCGCCGTCAGCAGACAACATGCGGGCGGGCATGGCCCATTGTTTGACGTGGCCCAAGGGGTCAGCAAAGGACACGTAATAGCCCCAGCCGCCGCCGTCCTGGTCACGCGTCAACGCCTCCACGTCCAGGCGGCTACAAATCCATTCGGGCGGCTTTCTTTTGCCGTCTTGATCAGCACCAGTGAACCACACGCCTGAATCATCGATGGTGAACGGGTCATAAAGGCGCTCACCGTCCACAGCACCATCCACAGCACCGGCCCCGCCGGGCTTACGCCGCTTGCTTTGGCTGTCAGTGCCTGCCTTGTCAGCTTGCGCAGCGTGGGCGGCTGTTTGGCTGGCCTGGTGCGCTTCAATGGCGGCCTCTACGATGCAGCGCACCGCCTCTAGGCCCGCTGCATGGTGCAAGTCGTTGAAGTCGCTGCCGCCATCGGGCAAACCCACGGGGAACACTGCCAGGCCATGCACCGCACGGGCGGCCGCCGTGGCTTTGTCGCGGCCGGGGTTGTGCCCCTTTTCAGCAAAGGTTTGTAGATCGTCATCGCCGCACAGCACCAGCAGTGCGGCCGGGTGCGCCTGGTGCAAGGCTTTGGCCACATGCACCAGGTTGCCCGCATCAAAGGCACACGCCACCGGGCGGCCCGTGGCCTCGAACAGGCTTGCGGCCGTGGCATACCCTTCAGCCACCAGCACAACAGCAGGCGCGGGGGCCATGCCGACGGTCGCGTCAGGGCTTGGCATCGTCCCCAGCAAATGCCATAGGCCGGACTTGCGCCCGCCCGGTAAATGTGGTTTGTCGGTGTCACCGTTTGCGGGTTTACTGGGGGCAATCCGTTGCACGCTCCACAGCTTTCCAGATGCATCGCGCAAGGGCACCAGAACACGGCCATCAGACGCAAAGCGCAGGCCGTGGGCTTGCACGCCTTTTCGGGTCAGGTAGGCGCTTGCCCCCGTTTCGCTGGCATCGCGCCACAGTAGTGCGGCCACACCGGCTGCATGGGCGTGGGCGGCTTGCTGACGGTCTTTTTCGGCTTGGTCGCGGGCGGTCTTTTCGCGGGCCAGGCGGGCCGTTATTTCGGGGTCTGGTTTGCTGGGGGCTTGGTCTGAATGGGGCAAGGTGTAGCCGTTTTCTTTCGCCAGGTGCAACAGTGTGCCAACACCGACACCGCCGCCCGCCTTGATACTGTTCCAGGTCGAACGCGTGGCCTTGAGGTCGTAGCCGTCCGCCGTTTGGCTCCATTCGTCGAACAGGTCAAAGCCGGTAGCGTCTGCAAATTCTGACTTGATCGCCATGCCAACGCGGGCCCATTCATCGCGTTGCAGGTTTGCCGATACGAATTGAAGGGCAGAACGGATCAGCTCAGGGGTAATAGTTTGTTTTGCCATTTTCTTGCAGGTCCTGATTTCTGACTAATTCAAGGGCCTGTTTTTGGCGTATGCCTGCAGAATGGCCAGCATTTCAATGCCCCTGCGTACACCCGTTTGCATGCTGGCGCCCTTCGGTATGACTTGTCCGCATATCAGCAAGACGGCCGCCCAGCGTACGACCGTCAAAACAAAGTCTGTGCCTGGTGCATTTGCGTCAAGCTCTGAAATCATCCCTTCCAGGCATGCAAGCGGCATGTAAATCAGTTCGTCCGCATCAATTGAATTTTTATCACTCATAGATCAATATCCTGCGCTGAGTTTTGCGCGCTGCAAGATGGAAATCAGCTCTTGAGCAGCGGCCTCTGATGTCACGCCGATAGATGATGTTTTGCCGTCGATTGGCACTTTGACGGTATAGGTGTGATTCGTGGTCGTAGCTGCAGTGGTGCCAGGGGTGCCAGGGGTGCCAGAAACTGAACCATTCGACGCATTGGCCAGCACCGCCTTGTCGATAGCTTTTTGCAGTTCAGTTCCCCAGTTTTCGCCAGCGGCAACGTTTGCGCCACCGTAGCCAGTTTTCTGCCCGTTTTGCATGAACTGGTTGCTGATCTGCAGCGCCTGTGCCTCGGTCAGGCCTTGGCCTTTGGCGTTTTCATAGACTGAGCGCTGGGTGTCGTTTTGCACTGCGACACGCTGGCCTGCGGTGTTCAGGCTGAAGCCTTCTTTGTCAACATTGCGGCGCTTGTTTTCAAGATCAATGGCGCGTTGAGTAAGGTCGTTGGCCTTTTCTTGCGCTGATATGCCGCGCTCCACAGCAGCGTTTTTGCTTTCTAGTGCGGCCGTCGCCTTCAGTGCGGCGCGGGCAAACACATCCATGTAACCGGTCGCTTCAATGATGGCTTTGCCCTGACTCTCAGTGGCTTTGGCCCCTGCGCCCATGCTTTGCACAATGGCTTTGCCAGCGCTGTCAGTCGCGATCTCCAAGCCACGCATGGCGGCCTCGGATTTGATGGTTTCGGTGGCTACGCCGTTGTTGGCTGCAATGGCATCGGAGGCATACTTTTTAAAACCATCGGCCAATTCGCGGGCGCTGTTAGTGCCGCTGGTTTTCATGGCGTCATAGGCGGCTTTGCTTTGAGTTGCTGTGTCCTTGAAGGTCTGGTCGCTGACCACGCCCAGTTGCTTCATGGCTTCGCGCACGCCGCCAATGCCGGGGGTGGCTTTGTCCAGGGCGTCTTTCAATTCCAGTGCTTTTTGCTTGGCTTGGTCGAGAAGGCCATCGGTGATCTTGTCGCCCAGCTCCTTTTTAAGCGTTCCGATTCTCTGGCGAACCGCCTCAAGCTCAGCCTGATTTTTAGCGCCATCAATCATCTTTGACATCGCCTGCGCTATAGCCAAGCCGGTATCTATCCCTGCTGCCTTGAGCTCAGGCAGCGAGCGGATCAGCACCGAGATATTGTTTTGGGCACCAATGAACTCAGTGCTCATTTTGTTGAAGGCCAGGGGCACATCAACGCCTAAATTCTTCGCGGCCTGCTCAGCAATAAGCCCTAGGCCGGTGCGCGTGCTCTTCTCGAAACTGTCAACCTTGGCTTGCAAGGCATCAATCTCGGCACGTGGTTTATCGGTGTCAATGGCATCTTTCAATGCCTGTTTTGCCGCATCCATGGCGCTGACGAACTCAGAGCGAAACTTCACCAGCTCAGGGCCGCTAAGTTTGTCTATTGCATCGGGCAGCTGGGTACTAAGAATTTGATTAAGGTCTTGACCCCGGTTTGTGGCGGCAATCAAGTCTTTGACGATGGCGTTTATGCCATTGTCAACGGGCTTGGGCGCATTGATAACGCCTGCAAGCTTCTCCAGGGCGGTGCGGGCATCATTTGCCGCTGCACCTATCCCGGCAACCCCTGCAGCGCCTTGTGTTGCAGCGTGGGCTATTTTTGAGCCAACATCCTGTGCCGTGGTGCCAAGGGAAGTAACTTTAACGCTGGCGGCATCGGTGGCCTCGCCAACCTTGGCCGGTGCTTTTTCCGCATCGGCAAACATCTCTCTTGAGATGCTGGTGAGCTTTTGGCTACGCTCCCAGTAGCGGTCAACCGCCTTGCCTATCGTATCTTTGGTGAACAGGGCCGCTGTTGCCTCTTCAATAAACTGCAAATCATTGACGATGGTGGCACCCATCTCAGTCATCACCACACCAAGCTGGCGCGCCCACACCATGTTCTCGCGCAACCAGCTTCCAAGCTGATAACCGGCCTCAAAGCCAGTGACGGCAATGGCGATTTGAACTGGCTTGTTCAGCGTGTCGAGATCTCGGCGCAGCAAGGCGGCCGCACCACCCGTTACGGCCATTTGGGCTGCTGCTGCGCGCAACCCCTGCACCGCTTGAATGGCAAAGGCCGCTGTTAATGCAGCGCCCGTTTCTGCCGCAAGGCGGGCTAGGTCATCCAGGTGCTTGGCTATGACCTCAATGCCAGCAGCGGCCCCGGCGCTGGCCCCGGTGCTGGCATCCATGGTGCCGATAAACTTTTTCCACTCAGTCTGCACACTCTGAACAGCGCGGCCAATGGTCAAAGGCAGTGTTTTGAATTCATCGCCGATGGCTTGCGACTGAGTTTGAAGCGCATTTATCACCGTCTGGCTGGTCAACTTACCCTGCTCGGCCAAGCCACGCAGCGCCCCAACAGGCACACCAATACCGTCCGCCATGGCTTTTGCCAAACGAGGACTTTGCTCCATGATGCTGTTGAATTCATCACCACGCACAACACCGCTTTGCAAGCCCTGAATCAGTTGTGTGATCGCGGCTTCACTGGCTTGGGCGGATGCGCCAGACAGCTGGATGGACTTGTTGATTGTTTCCGTAATTGCAAGCGCCTGCTGCTGGCTAACCCCCATATCCCGGCCCGCCGCGGCAATCTTGCCGTAGAGGTTTGCCGTGGAATCAAGGCTGGTGTAGGTGCGTTTTGAAACACCTTCAACGTCAGCCATGGCCTTATTGATATCAACCTGCGCACCCAGCGCCAACTGAAGGCGCGACTTCATGTGGCCCCATTGATCTGCCAAGGCTGCAACGTCTTTGACAGTACCTGCTACACCCTGAACACCAACAAATGCAAGCAAGGAATTTCTTGCTTCATTCAACTGGGTTGAAACGCTGTCGGAAGCGGTTCCAAGATTCCTGACACCGCCTTCAAGATTTTTAATTTGCGTCTTCGCCGCCTCGGTAGCAATCTTGATTTCAAGCGGGGATTTACTGGTGGCCTTGACCTTTTCCAGAGCGGCATTGACCTTTTCAATCTCAATTTGAGTTTGAGTAAATGATTTAACACCCAATGTGCTCCAGGCAGCTTGGATTTGGTGGGCCGAAGTGGTGCCCTCTGTACTCACAGCTTTGAATGCCGGTATAGACGCCTGCACACTGGTCTTGAGTGCATCCACCGATGCAGCCGTTTGGCGCTGCGCCTCAATCAGTCGATCGCCGGTAAGTCCGTATTTCAAAAGCTCTTGATTCGCACCATGAAGCGCCTCTTTTTGCCCGGTAAGTTTGGTTTCACTGCTTTGGATCTGGGCATTGAGGCGGGTCAGTGTTTCGGCCTGTTGTGCCGTAGGCGGGCCAGAGGCTGAAATTTCAGCAACAAAGCTTTTGGCCGAACGTTGTGCCAGTGACAGTTCACGCTCGCTGCTTTTAACTTGTTCAGACAACTGTGCAAAGGCGACGATAGCGGCCTGTTGCTGGCCCAAGGCCCGCATTTCTACCGCTGCAGCCTTGGCCGCCGGGCTCAGGTCGCTGCCAAGCACCTTGGCCACATCTTCAAGCTTCTGGGCGAAGTCGTTAATATCGGCTTCGCCAGTAACATTGGCTTCAATGTCATATTTGATTTTTGAATCAGCCATGGTGGCTTCTTTCTTTGAGTAGATGCAAGATTTCTTGCGAGTTCAGACGTGACGAAATAGGCGACGTGCACACGCATGCACATCTCCATTACGGGTCAATGGGTAAATCCAGGTTTATTGGGTTGGTGGTGGTTCTCAGGCCCACATCTTTCCGGCGAGGGTTTCACTCAGCGCTTTTTTGAATTCAATCGGAAATATCTGCTCGACCGCTTTTCGATTCACGCCTACCCAGTCCAGTCGCGCCTTGTAGGATGCGCGTTTGTTACCAAAAATCAGCACAGGTTTGATGTTGCTACCGTGAGTGCCTCTACGGCTGTAAATACCAGCCTGCAGGTGTGATCCGCGTGGGCCCACAATGGCGAAATACTCCACGCCATTGATCTTTGCGAATGTCTGCCCATCAGCATTAGCCTTGGTGCGCCCGCGTTTGGCAAGCGTTCCCCGACGCTTGTCACCCATATTCGCCCGGTAGCCTTGCTCCTGAAAGGCCTTGAAATAGCTTAGAAGCTGTGTGATATTGCGGCCCGAGATATTGCCGTAGGCGTCCATCATCTCGGATGATTTAGCGATGATCGCTGACTGGCCCGGTAACATGAGGCCAGCGAAACGCAGCGCTTTTTCAAAGCGCTTTTCATTGCGCACGCCGCCCATCACCTGCGGCAGAATGAATTTCTCAGCCGGGATGGCGCTATTGCCCGCAACATGCTTGATACCAACCGTGGCAACCAAATTATCTGGGGTTGCCGGTTTGACGAAAAGGCTATTCAGTGCCCATGCTGTAGGTCGATCAAAAACGCGGCGCATTTCGTCGGGAATGACATTTTTTTGAAGCTCTTGCGCTACACGCGTCAGCGCTTTCGCTGCGGCAAACTTGACCTGCTTTTCTGGAATATCGCGCACAGATCGAATCATGTCGCTGATGGAGCCCGTGGCTTTAATGGTGATCATGTTTGCGCAAGCCTGTCACTGCGCAATTCGCGCATGCACCGGGTACCGTCATTTAATTCGGTGGTGCAGGCGTCGATCTGGCGGGCTACCTGCCGCAAAACCTCGCCGCTTGTATCTTCAAAACACATCCAATTGTTCAAAAAATCGCCACTGTTTTCAATTTTCGTTTTGAAGTCGGGGAAGTGTTCCGCGTGGCTTGAATACAGTTCAATCGTTCGCCGGGCCTCGGCTGCAAAGGCGGCCATTTGCGTGATCTGACCCAGATTGAAAAGTTTCTCTGAAAGCGTGTCGACCAACGCATTAACAGCATTGACTGCCGCGTCAATATCGGGTGTGGGTGCGATGGTTTTTTTCATGCTTCACCCCGTGCATGCGCGTTGTGGCCAGCGTTGATACTTTGTGCAAGGGCGGTAGCAAATGACAGCATATGCACAGTGGCCCAATGGGCGTCAGGCGTACTGGTGTCACCACTGGTGAGCGCCAACACTTCAACAGAACCTTTTGCAGCAGCCAACAACACCGTGAGCTGGTCGAATGCATCACCAAGGGGCACGCCAGCACAGACTGAAAACAGTTTGCTGCCGCCGTGTGTTGAATGAAAAAAATCGTACTGTGCCGTGACAGCACCAGCAGGAATGCTTGGGGTTTTGGTCTTATTCATGGCTCAAGCCCTCCCGCCGATAGTCATGATGCGCAGGGTTCCAATATGGCGCATTGCCTTGTCGGCAAAGTCATAGGCCTTGTCGAGGTCAGGCGTTACCTTGAGCATCTCCAGGCGGCAAATGCTCAGGCAGTTATTGGCCTGAAGGCGCAGGTCTGCAACCCGGTCGGCCTTGTTGGTTGAGGGTGTGAGGCAAGTGGTTTTCATGGCTCAAACCCCTACAGCAACAACGGTACTGGTGCGTTCATTGGGCATTGCGCGTAATCGGGCCACCCAAGCTGAACAAGTGGTTTTTATGCCGTGTTTTTCAGCCGTATAACCTATGTCGTTGTGCGACATATCAGCATCCAGAGCGATAGATTTCAGAGCCTCCGCAATGGCTTCTAAATCATGGGTGCCAGACTCAGTTTCAAGCGCCCGCAAAGCACATTTAGCGATCCCGCGAATGCGCGAAAGTGAGCCACTGGCCATGTTGTGCATATCCTCAAGCGAGTTATGAATTTTTTGTTCTGTTGTGATTCCATTGGCAGGCGTTCCCATGATTCAAGCCCTCCCGCTGAAAGTGGACTCAGTGCTGGCTTGTTTGAGCAAGGATGCCGCCCGTATGGCCTTCGCTGTAGCGGCCTGAATGCCTTGCTGGGTGTCCGTAGTGCGGATGTAGTGCAGCGCCATGCACAATGCATTCTCAATGGCTTGTTGCCGGGAAATCGAGGGTGCTGCTTGGGGTGCCGTCAGTGCTGGATACCGGCGTTGAATGATGCGGGTGTGCATCAAGCGGCCCAGTTTTGAATTTGACGTGGTGGCGGGCGTGTGGCCCGTGGTGACGTGGGCAGAACCGCCCAAAGTGAGAGTTGTAGCCATGTTGGCTCCTATTTGACAAGTTGTAAACCTGTCGCCCCCAACGCCAATTGAGGGTGACAGACCGTGCAAGGTTGGCGTACCGGAAATAGGAACCGGCGCATCTTTCGATGCCCCCACACGGCCTGCCATAAATGGAGCCATGTTGCCCGCGCAACACGGGACGTAAAAAAAGCCACTGTCCTTGTTTAAGGGGCGCGTGACTGTTGCGCCTATTTTTGGTGGGACGCCAATCCCGAAGCGGACTTTAGCACAGCAACGGGGAACTGTGCAAAGCTTGCGCACCAAGTGGCCGGTAATCCTCTTGAATTTGGTGGGTTCTGATTTCATGGCTCGCATGCCTCTGGCGTGTTTTTGTCACCCGGGACGGGGGCGGCATCGTCAGTGAAGACGGCGCGGCGCGTCCTGACCCAGTTTCCCCATACTGTTTCGACTTCTACAGGGGCGGATTCATCAAGTTGGTCAATTTTCCCGGGCTTGCTTTGAGCCAGAATTTCGCCGGTTTTCGGGTCGCGTACTCTCAGCACCAGGGTAGGCATTAACTCAATAAAAACATCACGCCCGATGTTGTCATGCCAGTGCCGCAAACGGCGTCTGAAAAGTGGCGTTGCATAGATGCTATCGGGCTTGGTGAAAGATGCGAAAAGTCGTACGCCTTTGGCCAAGATGGCGGCGGGGGTAAGTACGTCCTTCATACTGTCGCCACGCGTGAATTAATCCAGGCCAGTATCTCGTCCTCTCGCCAGGCCACAGCCCTTGAACCCAAGCGAACGGGCCGGGGGGCTTTTCCATCCCTGATAAGCCCATACCACGTCGATTTCTGTAGACCCACCAAATCGAGTACATAGGGCAAACGCAGCAGTTTCCCGGGTTTGGAGGGGGTGACGGTTACGGCCCCGTTACGACTGGACGGGGTGGTTCCGTTCGTGGTTTGAACGGTGCTGGTTTGGGTATGAAGGTGCATTGCAGGCCTCTGAAGTTCGTGAGGCCCGATGATTACCAGTGTGCTTTATATTGTCACTGTCACAGCGCGCTATGTCAGTAAATTTATTTTTACCTTCTCCAAGCGCCGATAAACAGTTCTTTCACTAATTCCATATTTTTCCATTAGCTCACCCGCAATGACTTGAGATTGTTTTGTCTCGCGCCATTCATTGAAATATGCGACTAATATTTCATCCGTCAAATCCTTGCTCTTTCTTGGTTTTCTTGCAGCCTGCTGCGGTTGTTTCTTACGCAGATCCCGTTCGTTATCGAGTTCATGATAAGCATCTCTTTTCCCAAGATTCAGCGTGGCAAGGTGTGAGAGCCATGAATCTGCTTGCTTCTGCAAACCGTATGCCTGTTCAACTTTCTGGGAAATGTATTCACTATCTATTTTTGGATCTAAATACTCAAGGGATTCCAGTTCGTCCAAAGAAAATTGAATGCAAACTAAAATAGCCAAGCTAACAACGTGCCGTATTGTTATTTCTTCACTTGGCGAATTGACTTGTTCAAGGTCATATATCTGGGGTTCATCCTCTACCGAAAACCGCGACGTAGTCACCAGCTCATTGAAACGCCACTTGGCCTCTTGGTAAACATCGGGTAGGAACATGTATTCATGCCATCGATAAAAATCCTCTTGCAGCAGTTCGCCGGGGGTGGTGCGATGCTCTTTCCACGGCTCCATTGCGATTCTGTAGGTATCTTCGAGTTTGGCAAGTAACGTTTCAATTTTTGGTCCTTGATACGCACTCAATTGGCAACAAGGTGCACCATGCAAAGCATCGATTAATTCAAGAATATGAAACGCCTGTCGTTCGGGCTCGGTCATGCCGTATTCCATCGCAACCCTTCAGGTGCTGCCTTCATTGAATGCCAGCGCCAGGCCGGTGAAGGAACCGACTTTTCGCCCTCGGGGATCAGGCGCGGGATAGGCGTGACAAACCATATTCTATGGGTGAACTTTTAGCCGCAACGCTGGCCAGCGGCCCGGCATCGCCGCCGCCACGACCGGCACCGGGTCGAGGTGCGGCACCAGCTCACAACGCAGCGGCTCAGGCGCTCAGGTCATTGCACCTGGTACAGCCGGTCACGGTGCTGGCGATCACGGTCATGCTGTCCGGTGGTCGAGACTGGCACCAGATCACCAGATCAAAGACCAGCGGCTAAGGTGGTCGGGGTGGTGTAGTTGCTGGCACGGGTGACGATCACGGCCGCAACGCTGGCCAGCGGCCCGATATATCCTGCCGCTACGACTTGCCAGAGCGCCGCGCTATGTTGCAAGATTTGGCAAACTGGCTAGACCACACCAATACCAGCCGCCTGCAAGGTTGACAGCCGCCAACCCTTGGTGCGCAGGCTGATTGATACATCTGGCGCAGGCAGCTTTCCAGATTTGAGCCAGCGCCGGATAGTCTGGGCGCAAACACCGCCCAGGACGATGTAAAGCTCAGCCCTGTAGATCACACGGTCTGTAAGCTCTAGGTTGTACTCTGTCAAATTGGGCATAAAAATCCTACTTTGTTAAGTGTGGCAGCACCCATTGTGCAAGCAATGCAGCGTTGAACCTAACTCTGTGAGTTGGTACGTGTCTGCCTCACCGATTGGGGTTGACGCCACCGGCTAACCCCACGACCACCCACTAATGAACCAGCAACGGCAACGCCACGGGCATGGACCTGGTTGAGCTGGCCAGCGGCCCGGCATCGCCCACCTTCATGACCATGGCCCGCCTAGGTCGAGGTGCGGAACCAGCGCACAACGCAACGGCCCGGGCGCTCAGGGCGTTGCACTTCCTGCAGCCGGTCACTGTGCTGACGCTCACGGCCATGCGGCCCAGCGGTAAGAAATGGCAGCAACTCACCAGAGCAAGGCCCGGCGGCTCAGGTGGGCGCGGTGGTGCAGCCGCTTGCACGGGTAACGCTCACGGCGGCAACGCTGGCCAACAGCCAACCACAACCACAACCACAACCACCACCACCACCACAGCCCGCCCGCCCGCCCGGATCGAGGCGTGGCACCAGCTCACAACGCAAGGCTCAAGCGCTCAGGGCGTTGCACCTGGTGCAGCCGGTCACGGTGCTGACGATTATGGCCATGTTGTCATGATTGCAAGGACTGGAACCAACTCACAGCCCACCGACTCCGGTGATCTAGGTAGCAACGTCCGATCCACCATACTGGCCACGCGTCGCATGCTAACCACCTTAGCTGGGTGCGGTATGCAAGTTAGAAAGAACTAACCAGAATTTTCGACCAATGTCCAAAAGCGAGATTAAAGCGCCCGCGTGAATACCCATTAAAAATGACATGAAAATTGGTTTTGGAGCCACCCCAAAAAGCACGAGAAAGCCGCCAATTGCACAGACAAGAAACAGAAAGCAACCTGTAAACAAAGTCACCAGCAAATCATGGTAATGACCGGTCGTGCGCATCATGGCCACTAAATGCGTGTGATTGATGCTGGCCAAAACAGCTAAAGCGGCCAACATAAAACCAAGCATAGTTGTGCCGACAGAGGCAATGGAGCCGCCAAAACTACTGATTATTGAAGGATCATTAAACGCAGGATAGACGCCCCAATACCATGCGCCAACACCGGCAAGCGCACTCAATAGAAGGGGGATCAAAACTGTGAACACTTTAATTGCCTAGGCTATTCTTAATTTAAATTCGGAATATTGTCACGCTGTCTACCGAATGCAGCTTCCAGTTCCTCGTAAACACGATTCGGTGCAGGGTATCGACCCAAAATTTCCACTCGAATAGCATCCTTTAACGGAGCCATGAACAATTCTATTGGGTCTGATTCGTCCGTCATTTTGACCCTTAATTTCTCAACACCTTGTGTAGGGATGAGCTGGCGAACCATCTGCTTAGCAGCTTCAGCAAGCCACCCACCGCGACTTGCACGCAATGTAAATTTAGCATGTGCGGCATCAATACTGTTCATCATGTCAAAAGCACCCTGATTCCATTGTGCAGGCTGTGCGGCAAGACTAGCTGGACGTGCGTATGCAAAATCAAGTTGATACACATGACCAGCCAGAATCCGCTCCAATTCACTCTCATTCATCACCAATGGAAGAGAAACGTACGCATCTAAAACGTGTGCCAGATACTCTTGTGCCCGTGACAGGCCACCTGCATTACGGTTAACTTGCCAAACTATTATGTTGCTGCTTTCACGATATAAAAATAGACATTTCTCAATGATGCGCTCGCCATCATCAAGTTCGAGTTCACGTTCTTCATCATTCGCAGCCACTACATGTGGCGCATCATCGCGCAGTTTTGCAAAACATCCTTTCCATACTCTACCAACTCGTTCTAGGTCGCGCATTTGGAATTTTTCACTGCTTAAATTCACAATCGGCAGATTTTGCCCGTGCTGTTCAACAGCTTCTTGCAAACCAGCGGCAATTGGGCTGCCTCCCCGTCCATGTGTTGTCTTGGCGAAAAAAACCTTGTATTCCTTTATCGACATGCCTGGTCCTCGAATTTGTATTGGGTCATTTGTTTTTCCTCCTTGAATTAAGCAGTGTTTCAGTGTTCGTCATGCTTGATTCAAATGCAATCGTTCAAACGATGCGTTTTAATATTCAGAGTCAAGGCAATGTGGCGGTATTTGGGAGTGTCGCCAACCAAAAACAGCCAAATTAATGCGAATTGTCAATTCGTTCCGAGTTATTTTCAGATTTAACGATTCCTGCGTCTATCCCCCATTTGGGGGAGGTTCACTGTTAAATCACACAAGATCTTCAAATACATTGTGCAGGCGTATGCACTACCGCCGGTCAGTGACCGAATACAACCCAATAACAAAACAACCGCCGCCGGGGTCACAGTGCTGACGCTCACGGCCATGCTGCCCAGCGGTAAGGACTGGCAGCAACTCGCCAGCTCAAAGCCCAGCGGCTCAGGCGGTCGAGGTGGTGCAGCCGCTTGCACGGGTAACGCGCATGGCCGAAACACTGGACAGCGGCCCGGCATCGCCCACCTTCATGACCATGGCTCGCCCGGGTCGAGGTGCGGAACCAGCTCACAACGCAGCGGCTCAGGCGTTCAGGGCTTTGCACCTGGTGCAGCCGGTCACGATGCTGACGATCACGGCCATGCTGCCCGGCGGTAGGGACTGGCACCAGATCAAAGCCATCGGCCCAGGTGGGCACGGTGGTGCAGTTACTGGCACTGGTGACGCTCACGGCCGCAACGCTTGCCAGCGGCCCGGCATCGCCCGCCGCCACCGCCACGGCCCACCGTGTCGAGGTGTAGCACCCGCTCACAACGCAACGGCTCAGGCGCTCAGGGCGTTGCACCTGGTGCAGCCGGTCACGGTGCTGACGATCACGGCTCCGCTGCCCAGCGGTAGGGACTGACACCAGATCAAAGCCCCGCGGCTCAGGCGGTCGAGGTGGTGCAGTCGTTTGCACTGGTGACGATCACGCCACCGGCAACAGCATGGCCACCGTGCTGGCTACGGTCGAGGTCTTCGCACCTGGTGCAGCCGGTCACGGTCGTGACGGTCACTGCCATGCTGCCTTCGTTGAGGATTGGCACCAGCTCACCAGCTCACGGCCCGGCGGCTCAGGTGGTCGTGGTGGTGCAGTTGCTGGCACGGGTGACAATCACGCCAGGCTGACCAACGTGAAGACTTGTACCAGAACACGGCCAACAGGCAGCCAAATCGAGTATGTTCTAATAAAAACCATAGCAAACAAAAAATGGGTGGGGAGAGTATGTTCAATAAGGCACTAAAAATCTTTGCCGTGCTTTTGGCAGGATTTGCAGGTGGCGCGATGGCTCCATGGGTATTGGGATGGTTCAAAGCCGTTGTGATTGGCAGTCCTGCTGATGCAGTATCAATTGCCAATACTTACATCGTTTTTACGACAATTATCTTTGTGGGCGTCACGGTTATTCTGGCTGTGGCAGGATACGTTTTTACTCAGCAATTCTCTGCATCTAAGGGCTCACAGGAGCACCAGTTACTTGAAGAGCTGAAAGAAAAGATTAAAAGTGATGAGAAATTGGGTATTGCACTTGCAAACTCCATTCTCGAAAATTCGGACGTTAAAAGGCACTTAAACGACTTGTTGGAATCCAAGATTGGGCAGATACTGGCAGCTCGTTTAGAAGATGCGCAGGCAACGGCTGAAGACATGCAAGCCAGCGCTGATCTAATGAAGAATGAAGCAAAAGCGATAGCATCTTTAAATTCACAGCTCAATGGAAACGGGAAGGGAGGTAAATCATGAAACAAGACGATCGTCTCTATTCAAACGCCCTGGCCTTGTTAGAGCAGTTGAAAAGCGAAGGCATTGAACTGGTTGCACCCGTAGATGTTGATATGGTCGCTAACAAGCTAGGCATCGTTGTTATCAATGATGCTTCGCTCGAAGCAAAGGAAATCATTGGCGAAATCCTGTTTCGCGATGGTGACCCCGTTGTGAAAATCAATCCACTTCAGAACTCATATAAGCCGCGGAGAAGATTTACCTTAGCCCATGAAATTGGGCACTACTGTCTGCATAGCGCAAAATCGCGAGAAGGTTTTACCGACTCACAAAAAACGATGAGCCGCTCAGAGTCATTTTGGGATCGACGCGAGTCTGAGGCTAATAGTTTTGCGGCTCAATTACTGATGCCTAAATCGCTGATTCTCAAAGAAGGTCAGCTGATCATTGATGCTCACAAGAAACGAGCAGATAAAAGCGACATTTCGGCGACTACTTTCATAGAACGCATGGCCGATAAATTCGAGGTTTCAAGCAAAGCTATGGAATATCGCTTGAAAAACCTTGGCATCGTGAAGTAAGTAATACAGGCACCACTCAGAACAGCCGTTCTGGCCACTGCCACGGCCTTGCACTTGGTGCAGTCAGTCACGGTGCTGACGATCACGGCCATGCGGTCCGGCATCACCTACCGCCAAGGCTTGTCCGGGTCGAGGTGTGGCTCCAGCTCGCAACGCAGCGGCTCAGGCGGTCAGATCATTGCACCTGGTGCAGGCCGTCATGGTGCTGACGCTCACGGCCATGCTGCCCGGCGGTAGGGATTGGCACCAGCTCACCAGATCAAAGCCCAGCGGCTCAGGCGGGCGCGGTGGTTCAGTTGCTGGCAACTGGTGACGATCACGGCCGCAACGCTGGCCAGCGGCCCGGCACCGGGTCGAGGTGTGGCAACGGCTCACAACGTAACGGCCCGGGCCGCGTGATGGCCACTGTCACGGTTTTGCACTGCAGCCGGTCACGGCACTGACGTTCACGGCCATGCTGCCCAGCGGTCGAGACTGGCACCAGCTCACCAGATCAAAGCCCAGCAACTCAGACGGTCAAGGTGGTGCAGTTGCTGGCACGGGTGACGCTCACGGCCGCAACGCTGGCCAGCGGCCCGGCATCGCCCACCGCCACGACTGGCACCGGGCGAAGTGTGGCACCGGCTCACAACACAGCGGCTCAGGCGCTCAGATCATTGCACCTGGTGCAGCCGGTCACATGCTGACGATCACGGCCATGCTACCCAGCGGTAAGGACTGGAACCAGTTCACCAGCTCAAGGCCCAACGGCTCAGGCGGGCGCGGTGGTGCACTTGCTTGCACTGGTGACACTCACGGCCGCAACGCTGGCCAGCGGCCCGGCATCGCCCGCAGCCACGGCCCACCGGTCGAGGTTTCCACGATTACGGGCGACGCCTTGCACGCGGTGCACCCGGTCACCCTGGAAATGCGTACGCCGGGAAGTGCAGGCGTATGCATGGATTCTGGCTATTTTTATACATTGCGTCGAACGGCAGGCGTGTCGGAATGTGTGCCAGGGGGAAGCCCTCAAGCGCTCAATTCCGGCAGGGTGCGATGTCTGCCTATGCGGTGCAAATTGGAAAGATTCGGGGAGGTTATGGGGATGATTAATAGAAGAATGAAGAGAATCTCATTTCATCTTATAGAAGTGTCCTCACTTTGTCTTCAGTTTGTCCTCACTTTGTCCTCAGTCCCCTATCGGCTTGAAACCCGCATGGTTGCTGGATTTCGCTGTTTTGTCCTCAGTGACGCAGTGTTTTCAGGTTTTAGCAGCAGGGGTAAATCTGAAACCATTAAAAATGACGTGAAAAAGCCGCCCGTCAGTGCTTCGGGGCGGCTTGTTGGGGTGGGGTTGAGGGGTCAGGCGGCTCGCTGGGGCATCTGAATCACGTTACCTGCCTTGCGCCCGTCCAGGTAATCAGCCCACCACTGCATAAGGCGTTCACGGTCTTTCAGGTAGGTGGAGCGGTGGTATGCGGCCCGGATTTCGTTCGCTTCTTTGTGGGCCAGTTGCCGCTCGATCACATCGGGGTTCCAGTTGTTCTCGTTGGCCACCGTGGAAAACAGCGCCCTGAAGCCATGGGCAGTTGCGGTGTATTTGTAGCCCATGCGTGCCAGGGCTGAATTGAAGGTGTTTTCGCTCAGGGGTTTACTGCGATAGACGGGGCTGGGGAACACCAGCGCACAGTCGCCGCTCAGTGTCTGCATGAATCGCAAAATCTCCACGGCCTGCGCAGACAGTGGCACCCGGTGTTCGGTGCGCATCTTCATGCGCTCAGCAGGTATGACCCACAACGCCGCGTCAAGGTCGAATTCTGCCCACAGCGCCCCGCGTGTTTCACCTGGTCGGGTTGCGGTCAGGATCATGAAACGCAGCCCGTGCACGGTCGTGGGGTCGCCTTCGTAGGCTGACAGCTTGGGCAAGAATTCGGGCAGCTCTTTATCAGTCATCGCGGCCCGGTGTTGCACAGTGCGCGGCTTCAGCACTTCGGACGGCACCAGATCAAGCATAGGGTTTGCGTCGATCCGCTCATGGATCACCGCCCACCGATACACCGCCTTGACCCGCTGCAACACCCGCCCGGCTTGGTCAGCCGCGCCCCGGGCTTCAATCTTTTTCACGGCCTCCATGATTTCGCCGGGTTTGATGGCTGCAAGCGGCCTCGAACCCAGTGTTTTAAAGATGTCGTTTTCCAGCGTGGCACAAATGCGCCCGGCGGTTTCAGTGTCCCAGCGGGCAGCCTGGTGCTTCATCCAGTCGCGTGCTACCGCCTCCAAGGTGTTGACGGTCTCAAATGCGGTCTTGGCTTTGTCTGCCCTGCGCAGTTCGCCGGGGTCGCTGCCATCTTTCAGCACTTGCCGGGCCTTAGCCGCCAGATCACGGGCGTCTTTCAGGCTCACGCCAGGGTAGACCCCGAAGGCCAGCCGTTTTTCTTTGCCGCCGTAGCGGTACTTCATGCGCCAATACCGGCCCCCGGCCTTGGTCAGTTCCAGATAAAGGCCAAAGCCGTCGGCGTGTTTGCCGGGCTCGGTCAGGTTGCGCAGTTGCGCGTCGGTCAGTGGCATGGGGGGTATCCTTCGCAGTCTGGGGGCACAAATGGGGGCACATTTCGCTATGATACGATCAGAGACTAGCATTCATGCGGGTTAGCAGCCGGTCTGCGTGTGCGGCCCCGGGCACCACTATTAAGGCCGCAACGTTCCAAAGACGTGCGGCCTTTTTCTTTTCCCCTATGAAAACGTGGCATGCCCATCGATACCGTTGAGCGTGCCCAAAAATGGCGCAAGCGTCACCTTGAAGCCGGACGCGTGAAGGGCACCCGGTTCGACCCGTCACCCGCAAAGCCTGTCAGCCTGCCCCGTGCGGTACTTTGTATTCCGGTGGCTGATATTGAGGCCTTGGGCGTGTTATTAGATGGTGCTGAAACGAGCGGCAATGCCTACTCAGTGGCCATTCATGTTTTTCAAGTTCGCAACTTGCTGCGCAAAACCCCAGCTGGTGCCAGTCCTCGCCTTACTTTGCGGGTGTGGCTGAAACTATTGGATTACATGCTTGCCAAGGATGCCGAGATACGCTGTGCCCCCGACTTGGGGGCACTTTTAACCCCTGATGAGTTTGGGCAGCGTGTGTGCCTGGCCGGGTGGGCTGCCAATACGGTGCTGGATGAGGCTTGTGATTTTGACGATATTTCAATCAACGGCTGGCCAGACTACCCAGACGATGAGGTTTAGGCCTACTGTGACCAGATCAACCCGGCCGTGTGCCGGGTTTTTTGTGCCTGGATCGTATCCAGTCCACTTGAGTGCACAGCATGGCGGCACTATCAGGGCCTAATTTGCCATGTGCCCCCATTTTCCGAAATCATGCCCCCAAAAGTGCCCCCTGATTGCCCCGGAACGTGTCACACTTGCCCGGACGCTATCGCACGACAGAAAGCACGTTTTCATAGGGGAAAAGAAAAAGGCCGCACGTCTTTGGAACGTTGCGGCCTTAATAGTGGTGCCCGGGGCCGCACACGCAGACCGGCTGCTAACCCACATGAATGCTAGTCTCTGATCGTATCATAGCGAAATGTGCCCCCATTTGTG